ATAAGCGGCGCCCCCTGGTGCTGGTCGATTACCGCATGCACTTCAACGAGACGAGCTACGCGCAGATCGTCCAGGGCACCGCCATCTGGTGGGCGCAGGGCGGGTACAACCCGGGAGCCTACGGCACCGGCGCGCCGACCCCTGTCAACCCGATCCCCACGGGGACCATCGGCGAGGTGCGGGACGGCGGCTGGGCCTTCAGGCAGGACAGCGGCACCCCTTCGACAGCACCCGCTGTCACGGCCAAGGCCGACTTCATATCCGCCATTCCGGTGGGGCGTCTGGTGCACCAAGCAGCGGTCAGCCTCCGCTCGACTGGCAAGCATCCATTCACCATCAGCGGCGTCCACTGGACTGCCGTGCTGCACACAAGGAGTGACCGTGGCTAGCACCCCAGTCAAGGGAACGTCGAGCACCGCTGCCATCGCTGCAATCAGCAGCATCGCGCAGGGGCTCATCTCGAACTACACGGCGCGCGGCATGGAAGCCGACCGGAAGGCGGCGGCCGAAGTCGGCGCGAAGCAGACCAACAAGCTGCGCGCCTCGGGCAACGCGGCCATCGGCGCCGTCAGCACCCTGCAACGGTACCTGCAATCGCAGCGCACCCAGCGCGCGGTGAAGAACTCCGAAGCCCTGTTCGCGCAGGGCCAGGAGGCCATCACAGGCTTTGCCCGCGCCAGGACCGAGACCGACTTCAAGGGCCAGATCGCCAGCGCCCAAGAGGCTGGTGCATCGGCGGCCCGCTCGGCGGCGAACGGCGTGGCAGGGGATTCCCTCCCCGTCGAGCAGGCTCAGTTGCTGGCCACGGCCCGCAGCCGGGCTGCAATCCGCGAGCAGGCCGAGCTGCAGCAGGATGACCTGAGCATCAAGTCCAGCCGCGCGCTGGCAGGCGGCGCCACCGGCGGTGACCTGTCGGTGCTGCTGCCGGGCCTGGACCGCAGGTTCGCCAGCGCCGGCCGGGGCAAGTGGCTCCCCAACACGTGGGAGACCTTGCTCGGCGGCGTCGCCGCGCTGCCCGAGGGCCAGTTCACCAACCTGATCCAGACGGCCACGCCGGCCGCGGCAGCAGGGTGGAACATGCTGACGCCGGGCGCCGCCGCAGCGCAACCCACCGGGCAGCTCGACACGCGCGCCTACGACCGATTCATTGCCCCTGACGGGATGGAGGACCAGTAATGGCCGACGATCTGACAATCCAAGCTGGCGTCCGCTCCAGCGGCGGGGCCGCCCCCAACATCGGCGAGCTGCCGCCAAGCCGCACGGCTGACGCGCTGGCCGGCCTGAGCGGCTTCGCCAAGGTGGCCAACAACCTGCTGGCGCCGGTCATCGAGCGCGAGAAAAACGTGGCCTTCGTCAACGGCATCACCGCCGTCATGCAGGGCCGCACCGCCGAGGAAGTCGTCAACGAGCAGCCCGCCTGGGCGCGCACGTTCGGCGACAACTACGCGGTCCAGGGCGCCCGCATGCAGGAAGCTGCAAGCGCCGGCACCCGGTTCGCCATCGGCGTGCAGCAGCAGATGCCTGAGCTGCGCAAGCTGAGCCAGGACCAGTTCAGCCGGCACGTGGCCGACAACCTGGAGAAGAACCTCCCGACCGACCCGCAGGCCGCCATGCTGGCCAAGCAACGGATCGTGCAGTCGCTGCCGGACCTGACCACCCAGTGGGCCAGGGCCAACACGCAGTGGAAGCAAGAGGACGCGCTGGTCAAGCACACCGAGGGCGTCAACGCCGAAGTGGGCCTGTTCAAGTCCAGCGAGGAGGCCAAGCGGCTGAACCCCGCCCAGGTCGATCCGGCTACCGACGACCTCGCCGCTGCCCAGTTCCAAGCCGCGCTCAGCCTGCCCCCAGGTGTGGACCCCGCGGCCCACGAGCGGGTGGTCCACAAGGCCCTGGTCGGCGCCGCCGGCTCGCAGGGCGGTGTGGCCTTCTACAGCTCGATCAAGGCGCGCGGCATGTTCGACGCGCTGGACCAGGACGTGCAACACCAAGTGCTCCGCGCCGCCACGGTCACGGCACGGGCGGACGTGGAAGCGCGCCTGTTCACGCAGCACCCTGAGCTTGTGAATGAAGCCGCCTCGCTGCGCGCCGAAGCCTACAAGCACGACGTGCCGACCATCATGCAGAAGGCGCAGGAACTGAACGTCAAGACTGCCAAGACCATGGGCATCCCCCAGGAACTGTGGCAGCAGTTCAGCACCACCGAGATGGAGACCCTGCTCAAGAACCGCGAGAGCAAGCTCCTGTCCGTGGCCGACGCTGAGGCGCGGCGGCAGGAACGCGCCGCCGACGCCGCCCAAGCGCGCCAGGAACGCCGGGCCGAGGCCTCGCATGACCGCGCTCTGCGGGCTGCGGAGCGGCGGGCCGACAAGGCCGAGGTGGAAGCCAACCGGCTAGCCGAGGTTCGCTCCGCGATGGGCGACACGACCCCAGGTGGCTTCGGCTCGTACCTGAAGGCCACGTCCACCCCGCGCCGGATCGTCAACGCGGTCAACGCAGACATGCTGACCCGCTTCGACGTGTCGGCAGACGCCCCGGGCAGCCAAGGTTGGGAGGATAAGCAGGACGGCTTGGCCACCTACCTGACGCGCCTCGTCGGCCCGAACGGGATGGAGCCGCCGCCGCAGGTCGAGAACATTACGCGCCTCGCGCTGGCGTCCTCGACCTTCACGCCCCAGGTGCAGCGCGCGGTGGATGTGCTGAGCCGCATCAAGGACCCGTCCACGGTGGCACGCCTAATCAGTGGGGACCAGAAGCGGTCCATCGACGCCTACCGGTCGCTGGTCCAGCAGAACACCACTGTGGCCAAGGACGGTACGACGAAGTTCACCGGCGACCGCAACTCGCTGTGGCTTCAGGCCCAGGCCACCGCCGTGCGCCCGCCCAAGGTGAGCGGCGGTGAGGACGGCCTTGCCAAGGCAGAGGAGCTTCAGGCGCTGGCCGGCTTCGACACGCCCCTGATGAACGGTATCCTGAAGCGCGAGTACGACGAACGGCATGACCTGCCCGAGGACCAGCGCCTGCAAGCCGCCGTCGTGGCGGTCCAGGGCAAGGCCTACTCAGCAGGTGGTGTGGTGGTGCAGCTAGCTGACCCCAGCATCAACCCTGCAGGCGGCTTCACGAAGGCCGGCGGCATGCCTCCCAAGGCGCAGGCCGCTGGCATGAAGCCCCTGCTCGCAGGCTGGGCCAAGAAGTTCGACGCTACCTCCCCGCCCACGGTGTACCGCACCCACGACGAGAAAGGTATCGCCCAGTTCATCGCCATCTACGACACGCCGAACGGCACCCAAACCCAGCGCTTCACCGGCGCCATGGTTCGGGTGAGCGAGAACAGCGCGCGTCTACCATCAAGCGACCCCGAGTCCACGCGACAGAAGGGGCGAATCGTCAAGTCCCAAGTGTACGTTGCACCTGGGCAGTAACCTAGAGGAGGCCGAATGGCTGACAAGACTCCGCAACAACTGGCCACGCCCCCGGGCGCTGACGCCACGGACGCTGAAATCCGGGCCTGGAACGCCGCCAGCATGGTGCCCACGGCACCCGCCGCCCCGAGCTTCCGCGAGGTCTTCTCGGCCAAGTACGCCGACGAACGGGGCCTGGGCTTCGCCGCCATTGACGGCCTGCTGAACGGTGCTGAACTGCGGCGCCAGGACAAGACCGAGATTGCCTCGGGCGGCTGGGACCGTGACCTCGCCATCGAGAAGGCGGTCGCCAACCTGTCCGACGAGGACCGGCTGTTCATCTACGAGAACGGCGCCAACGGCCCGGCCAGCTTGCGCAAGGCGCAGGCCCGGCTGACCATGCGCCAGGAGACGGACGCGATCACCAACCGCGCAGGCGTCTGGACGAACGTGGCCGCTGACCTCCTGGTCGAGGCAGTCAACCCAGCCCAGTGGGCAATCACCGGCGGCCTGGGTATGGTCGCCATGGGCGCCCGCGGTGCGGTGGCCCTCGCCGCCGCTCACAAGGCCGGCAACATCAACGCATTGACCACCGCCTCGCGCGCCGCCATGCTCGGCCCGGCTACCTTCAAGGGGAAGCTGGCCGAGGACGTGCTGATGAACGTGGCGCAGGGCGGCCTGTGGGGTAGCCTGCAAGACACCTACGGCGGGCAGGTGATGGGAGCCACGGACTACGCCGCGGACATCGCCGCTGCCGCGGGATTCACTGCCGCGCTGCACGTCGGTGGTTCCGCCCTCAAGGCGGTGCACGGCGCGCTGCGCCCGATGGCCGGTGACCACAAGGCCCCGGGCCTGCTGAAGGACCTGCGTGACGGTGGGCTGGAGAAGCCCTACGCTGGCGTGGACAATCCAACGACTGACCTGACGCCCGCTGAGGCCAAGGGCCAGATCGCCCTGGAAGCCGACGTGCGCACCCGCGCCGTGTCGGACATCGAGAGCCCCGAGCCCAAGAGCGGGGACGACCTGTTCGACGAGGACCTGCGCAAGACCCTAAGCGGGGAAGCCACCACCGACGCCCCGGATGCGCCCACCAAGGCGCCCGACGTGGTGGATGAGGGTACGGCACCGGACGGTGATCTGCTGCCCGTTGGCGAGGCCACAGACCTGCCGGACCTACCGCCCACCGATATGTCCACCGCGTTCGAGCCCACCAGTAAGAGCGTGAAGGGCGGCGCGGACGACCCCATCGACGACACCTCCTGGGGCGACCGCATTGGCGCAGGCCGCGAGATGCGGGTGATGATGCACGAGGGTCTGCGTGACGGGACCATGAATGTCTCGGACCTGTTCAGCGGCAAGCGCACCGAGGCCCTCGACCTCGCAGGCCACGCCAAGGCCAGCGCAGTGAACACCGCGCACTACAAGGCCCTCGACGACGGGGCGCAGAAGCCCGGCGTGTTCGCCCTCGCGCACCCTGACGCCAGCAAGGAAGGCAAGGCAGAGCTGAAGACCCTCAGCGGTATCCTCCAGAGCTTCGCCGCGAAGTACCTGCCCGAGGGCCGGGGCATCGCGCTCACGGTGGCGCCGAACATCGGCAACCCGAAGAAGAACGCGCAGGGCGTGGCTTGGACGCGGCAGAACGGTGGCCTCATCGCCATCCGGGAAGGCCTCGCCACCAGCCTGGGCGCCCGCACGCTGATCCACGAGTTCGGTCACGTACTCACCTACGAGTACGGCAAGCTCCTGAACGACGTCGAGTGGTCCAAGCTGAGCACCGCCTACGCCAAGTACGTGAACGAGCAGGACCCCACCGACCGGGCGCTGATGCGCTACGGCCCGGGGTACCAGGGCATGGCCACGGCCGAGGGCGCCGCCCGCATGGGTGCCGTCAAGACGACCTACACGGACAACATGGGCGAGTTCGCCGCTGAGCAGTTCGTCAAGTTCATCCAGAAGGACCCCCAGGCGCGCGGCCTGCCCGAGAAGTTCGTGGCTGGCATCAAGCGCATGGTCTCCGTCCTGATGAACGTGTTCAAGGACGCCCGGCAGCAGAAGCTGATCGACCCCGAGGTGGCCTTCGAGGACTTCTTCCAGGCCATCCTGGACGGCAAGTTCAAGGGGCGCACCGCGCGCTCCAGCCTTGACGACCGCAACCCAGCAGGTGGTGCGGAAGCCCAGTTCCAACTGGAGCCCGACTTCGCCATGACCGACTACGGCAAGAAGAAGGTCGTGGGCGCCGCGCGCTCCAATGCCACCGACGCCCAGCGCAAGGGCCTGTACCAGCGCGCCGTGGCGTTCATGGAGCAGAACCCCATCAAGACCGAGCGCCTGCGCACCATCAACAAGTGGCTGCCGGGCGGCCTGTCGCCGGGCCTGATCATGGCCGGATCGAAGAACGAGGGCATCCAGACCCTCTCGGCCCGCCTGTGCGAGACGACCACCGGCGCTGCCGGCCGTGGCAACACGGCAGCCGTGCGGTGGAAGTACACGCAGGAGAAGATCACCGGCCGCAGCCTGCGCGAGTTCGACGGCGCGTGGAAGGCCTGGGCCAGCGAGAACGATGTGCCCTTCCTGAAGCGCCTGGGCACCAGCCCCGAGCGCGCGCAGTTCAATGACCTCGTGGTCAGCGAGATGCTGCGCCGGCGGACGGACGCCACCGAGGTGCTGCCAGCCACGCACCCCGTGCGCCGCGCTGCGGACGCCATGGACGCCGCCAACCAGCGCGCCGTGGACGAGGCCCGCGCCGCCCGCATCCTGGGCGTGGCCAACCTGCCCGAGAAGTCCCGGGGCTACTTCACGCAGGAACTCGACGGTCGCAAGATCATCGAGTCCGGCGCTGAGGGCCGCGAGAAGCTGACCGGCCTGTTGAGCGAGCACTTCGTCCAGTCCTACGGCCTGAAGGACCCCAAGCTCGGGAGAGCTATCGCTGAAGTCTACATCCGCCGCACGGTGGATCGCGTCTACGGCAACGGGGAAGGCCCCATGATCGACACAGGTGGCAGCGTCCTGGGCACCCTCCGGGAGGAGATGGAGAACATCGCAGACGGCATCACCGACCCGAACCTGCGGAAGAGCCTCGACGACACGATGCGTGGCATGGGCAACACCCGCGCCCGCCTGGACGTGGACCTCGCCAACCCAGAGATTCGTGCCTTCTACAACACGGACATCCTGGGCCTGAACCGCAAGTACGTGCACCGCATGTCCGCTGAGGTGGCCACCACCCGCTCGGGCCTCCTCGGCCTGAAGGGCGTGCGCGAGCTGCGCAATGCAGCCCTGACGCACGGCCCCATGGTGACGCCGGAGGAGCTGCGCGCCACGGACCAAGTGATCGCTGAGCTGTTCGGCACGCCGGTGAACGGCGCTGTGACCAGCGTGGCGGCCACCAACATCCGCACCCTGACCGCAGCGGTGCGGCTGGGCGGCGCGGTGTTCTCACAGGCCGGCGACACGCTCAACGTGGCGGCCAGCCTTGGCACCCAGTCTGCGCTGAAGTTCATCCCGGCCCTGCCCCGCCTCATCGGCGACCTGGGCAACATGCTCAAGGGCAACGAGACTCGCGGCATCCTGCAAGGGATGGACCGCTGGGGCGGGCAGGTCGGTCTGCGGGACTACCTGATCGAGCTGCCCCTGGACGCGCCTGACGACATGCTCACCAGCTACAGCCAGCAGCCGGGCATCTTCACCACTGCCGTGCGCCACATCGGGCACGCGTCGCAAACGATCAACTTCTTCCGGGGCTTCGTTGCGGTCCAGCACCGCCACGTGGCCGAGGAGACGCTGAAGCACGTGGTGGGCCTGCACCTGGACGGCAAGTCGGCCAGCCCGGCGATCCGCGACATGGGCTTCACCGATGACCTGATCGCGCGCCTCGGGCCGGCCATCGGCCAGCGCAACGGGCGCGTCATGGGCTTCGACCCGGCGCTGCTGGACCCCAAGGACGCAGAGACGTTCACCACCGCGTTGCACCGGGGCGTCGGCCAGATGATCCAGTCCAACTTCGTCGGCGAGCGCAACTCGTGGGCGCACAACGACTGGCTGAAGGTCATGACGCAGTTCCGCACGTTCTCGATCACCGCGGTCGAGAAGCAGTGGGGACGGCAGCGCGCGGTGGCCGCAGAGAACGGCGGCGCGCTCGACGGCTACGCCCACGTGGGTGGCCTGCTGCTGGCCCAGATGGCTGTGGGCACCCTGCTCTACACCGGGCGGGTCTACAGCTCCAGCATCGGCCTATCCGAGAAGGAGCGCAACAAGCGCCTGAAGGCTGCGTTCACTCCGGTGGCCGTGGCTCAGGGCGCGCTGAACGCCAGCACCCTGTCGGGCTACACCGGCGACGTGCTCAACGGCCTGTCCGCGCTGAAGGGCTGGGTACCGGAAGGCGCCCAGGACGCGGCGGGGCTCAAGGGCCAGCGCAGCGGCTCGGTGCTCGACAGCGTACCGGCAGCCGGCTACCTGGGGCAGGTCTCCAAGGCCGTCCAGGACCCCTCGGTCCACAAGCTGGCCAAGGTCCTCCCCGGGGCCAACAGCCCCCTCGTCATCCCGTTCGTCAACCTCCTGAAGGACTGACCGTGGCCCCGCTCCGGCGGGTGCCTATACTGCAACTTTCACCCACCCTCTCACCTCTACGCATCATGCCCGACAAGACCTCATTCTACCCGCTCGTTGCGGGCGCTGGCCAAGTGTCAGCAAAGTTCCTCGGGCTCTCCGTACCGGATTGGGTGGGGATCGTCACGATCACCTACCTCGTCATCATGGGCGCCCTCGCCATCATGAAGTACATCAAGGACCGAAATGGCAGCAAGTGAACAAGACGGTGCCGACCTCCACAAGGAGTTCTGCACCTTCCTCCTGGAGCGCCTCCGCGAGCGGGACGACGACGGCAAGCCCGTCTGCCCGCCCGCCTGGGGCACCGTGATCCGCGCCTTCCTGAAGGACAACTCGATCACGACCGTACCAGACGAAGACGGCAAGACGCCCCTGGGCGAGCTGTCCAAGACCTTCAACGGCAGCCGGCCTCCGCGCGGCTTCAACCCAGACCTTGATCTAGAGGTCCACTGATGGCGCGCGAAGACGCAAGGGCAGCCCACGGGCGCGCCACACGCCTTCGCAAGCTCCAGGCTGAGTACCCCACGTTCGTCCCCTTCCTGCGCGCCGGCATGCAGCTCCTCGGCTTCTCCACCTCGGAGATTCAGGAGGACATCGGCCGCTACATGGAACAGGGTCCTGACGACCTCATGGTCCAGGCTCAGCGGGGCGAGGCCAAGACGACCATCGCCAGCTTCTACGCGATCTGGTGCTTGGTGCATGCGCCCAAGTTCCGTATCCTGATCGTGTCCGCCGGCGGCAAGATGGCCAACGAGATTTCGACCCTCATCACCCGCGTCGTTCTGGCGTGGGAGGTGGTCGAGCCTCTGCGACCTGACCGCTCCGCTGGCGACCGCACCTCAGTCGAGGCCTTCGACGTCCACCACAGCCTGAAGGGCACCGACAAGTCGCCGAGCATATCCTGCTGCGGCATCACCGCGCAGCTACCCGGCAAGCGCGCTGACTTGCTCCTCTGCGATGACGTGGAGTCCCCGAAGAACTCAATGACCGCGGGCAACCGCGAGCTGCTGCTGCACCTGACCCTGGAGTTCTCCTCCATCGTGGTTGACGCGGTGGACGCTGAGACCGGCGAGCGCTACCCGGGCCGGACCATCTGGCTCGGCACGCCGCAGACCGGTGAGTCGATCTACAACACCCTGCCGGGCCGCGGCGTCGCCGTGCGCATCTGGCCGGGTCGCTACCCGACGCCCGAGCAGCTCCCGCTGTACGGCGACATGCTGGCCCCGATCATCCGGCGCAAGCTAGAAGCGGACCCATCGCTGCAGACTGGTGCAGGCCCCGCGCTCGACCAGGGCCACGCCACCGACCCGCTGATGCGGTCGGAGGAAGCCCTCGTGAACCGCGAGCTGCGCCAAGGCCCCGCGATGTTCCAGCTCCAGTTCATGCTGAACACCCGGCTGCTGGACGCCGACCGCTACCCGCTCAAGACCGAGAGCCTGATCTGCCTACGCCTCGGCGTGGACAAGCAGGTGCCCCTGGTCGTGCAAGCGGACTTCGACCCGACCAAGCTGGTGGCCCGATGCAACGGGTCCTTCAGCTTCAAGGTCTCGCGGCCCGGCCACATCAGCGCCGAGGTGCTGAAGATGGCGCAAGTCGCCATGTACATCGACCCTGCCGGCGGCGGCGCCAACCGAGACGAGACTGCCTACGCCATTGGCGGGGTGGTCGGCTCGACGGTGTTCGTCCTGGCGGCCGGTGGCTTCCCAGGCGGCTACAGCAAGGAGAGCCTCGACGGTCTCGGCACGCTGGCCGCCAAGTGGGGCGTGCAGACGGTCGTCATCGAGAAGAACTTCGGACACGGCGCCTTCCGCGAAGTGTTCACACCGATCCTGCTCCAGGCCGCACCGGGCGTCGCCATAACCGACGACCAAGTTGGCAGCACCCAGAAGGAGCTGCGCATCATCAGCATCCTGGAGCCCATCATGGCGCGCCGCAGCCTCGTGCTGAACAGCGACGTCCTCGACGAGGAGTGGGCCACGGCCCAGAAGTACGGCCAGCGCGAAGGCCTGACGTACTCGCTTCCCTTCCAGCTCGCCCGCTTGACGCGCGAGAAGGGCGCCCTGGTCCACGATGACCGGGCCGACGCCCTGGCCGGCCTGTGCAACTTCTTCAAGAAGCAGCTCACGGTGGACGCGGACAAGGTGCTGGTGGTCGCCCAGAAGGTGGCCTACCTCGCCATGATCCGCGATCCGCTGGGCTACAACCGGTACAAGAAGCGCGCATCGTTCAACGGCCCCAAGCTAGGGGTGCGGCGATGAGGCGGTACCCAAGCCTCGCCCGTCTGCTGCGCGAGTGGCGCCCGCTGATGGACATCCCGAAAGGGCTGGTCATCCGGGCACACTACGTGAACCAGCTAGACTGGCTCGCCAAGGGCGACTCGGTGTACGGCCTCACGGCCTGCATGCCGGGCGGTGGCCTGATCCTGATCGACATGCAGCAATGCAAGCCGGCCATGGTCGAGCCCACCCTGGTGCACGAGCTGGTGCACATCGAGCAGATCGGCAAGAGAATTGAACTGGACCACGGTGCCTACTTCGCTCAGCGAGAGGCCGAAATCAAGGAACGCTTCGGCGTGATCATCTGATGCTGCACAACGAACTCCCCTCCCCGGGCTTCATCCCCGGCGCCAACCGCCTCCTCGCTGAGGTGACCCGCGCCGTCGATTACGCCCGCCAAGTGGCCAAGGACTCCCCGTCGTCTTCGACGCCGGATGACCTCCGCAACTTCCTGCGCCAAGCCGCGCTTCTGCTGCCCGGTAAGGCAGCGCCCTCCAAGAAGGACAAGTCATGACCATCGCCAGCTCTTTCCACCGCCTCCGTCACTTCGCCTTCGGCGAAGCCTTCCGTTCGGCCACGTCGCGCATCGTTGACGAGCTGAACCAGAAGCCGGCCGCATCCGCTGCCGACCAAGCCAACGACCTGTACTTCCTGGCCACGCAGATTCAAGCTGCCGCGGTTGCGAAGAACGCGTCGGCTGCTGCCAACGTGGCCGCGGCTCCGGCCATCGCCTCGATCACGCAAGCTACTGGCGCGCTGGACATCGTTGTGGTCTTCTCGGGTGCAGACCTTGCCGGCTACTCGGCACCGGCTCAATGGGCCACGGTGCCCGCCCGCACGATCACCCGCGTGAGCCAGACCGCCGAGCGCGAGCTGACGATCACCTACTCGGGTGTCTCGCTGACGGCCGGCGCTACCCTGGCGTTCGACGCCCCGGTGACGCCCACGCTGAAGTCGTTCTACGGCGTTGCCGTGGCCGACGCTGCCGCCGCACTGATCACCATCGCGTGATGATGCCGCCGGTCGTCACCCGCCTCGTCGCGGCCGGCACCCTCGTGGTGTCCGCCGCTGGCGTGGGCCTAATCCAATCCTTCGAGGTGAGCCCCGGCCGGCCGGTGCCCCTCAAGGCATACGACGACGGCGTGGGGGTCTGGACCCTTTGCTGGGGCCACACCACCGGTGTGAAGCCCGGCAGCACGGCCACCCCGGCCGACTGTGACCGCTACCTGAAGCAGGACTTGGCGACCGCCGAGAACGCCGTCAAGCGCCTCGTCACCAAACCGATCAGCCAGCCCATCTTCGACTCGCTCGTTTCCTGGACCCTGAACCTGGGCACCGGTAAGCTCGCCAGCTCCACAATGCTCCGTCGCTTCAATGCCGGGCGTTTGGCTGACGGGTGCACCGAGATGCTCAAGTGGGACTACGCGGGAGGCAAGAAGATGAAGGGGCTGACCCGCCGGCGCCAAGCCGAGTACACCATGTGCATGAGTGGAGTTCCCAATGCGTCCTGACCTGAAGCTGCACACCCTCGCCGGTGTGATCCTGGCCACCTACCTCGGCCTGCTCATCGCCCCGCTGTGGGGCTTCGTCCTCGCGGCGGTCTTCGCGGTGCTCAAGGAGCTGCTGTGGGACAAGGCGCTGGGCAAGGGCACGCCGGCTGTCGATGACGCAGCCTACACGGTGATCGCTGCGGCCTTCGCCGCCCTGTTCGTCTACCTCGCTGAACGACTGATCTGATGAGCGCAACCTTCAACGCACTGCCGCTGCCCACGCAGATCGGCCGACAGACCAACACCCGCCCGGCTGCCGCCGCGGTCGGTGGTGCCGCCCCGTCTTCCGACGTGGGCGCTGCCGCCGCCATCGCAGCGCATGAGGCGAAGGTTGACCCCCATCCCCAGTACGAGACGGCCGCAGAAGTGGCCGCCCAGATCGAAGCCCACCGGGTTTCGCTGGACCCGCACGCAGACCGCGCCTACGCCGACGCCCTCATGGCGACGCACAACAGCACGGCCGACGTGCACCAGATCGCCGACATCGACGGCCTCCAAGAGGAGCTGGACCTCGCCCCGTTCGAGAGCACGGGCGCTGTGGCCGGCTTCGGCCTGACCATCTTCTCCGGTACCCAGGTGACCGTCGCCCCGGGCACCGCCATCTTCATCACGTGGGCAGACCCTGCCGCGCCGGTGCAGACGAAGGTCGCCTACCCGGGCGCCAACGTCACGATCACCGGCATCGCCGTGCAGTTCCTGACGTACCTCGCCCTGGACTCCAGCGGCGCAATCGTCCAGCAGTCCAGCCCGTACACCGCGGCCCAGCGCCGCACGCACGTGCCCCTGGGCGTCGCAGCCCACGTCAACAACGTGTCGCTCAACAGCGTGTCGTTCACGGTGCAGTCCATCCATGCGACTGGCAACCAAGTCCACGACGTGCTGGAGGCCATCGGCACCCTGAACACCGCGGGCAACGTCTACGGCGCGAACGGTGCCACCCTCGGGCTGGTCCGCAGCGCGGGCAACCTGTTCAAGTTCGGCGCCAACCCGTCGTACACCGACCCGCACAATCTCGCCATCGCGGGTATGACGGGCGGCTCGTTCTTCTACCATACGAGTACCGCGGCTATTACCGGCCCGTTCACGTCGATCAACGTTACCCAGTATGAGAGCGCCCCCGGGGTACTCAGCACGGTGGGCAACAATAACTACACGGTGCAGCGCATATTCCTGTTCCAGACTGGTGTCACCCGCATCCAGTTCGGTCAGCACGAGTATCCGACCATGGCGGACGCGGAATCAGCGATGCTCACCGAATCCTACGTGGTCGAGCCCAACGCTGCCGGGGCCGGAGTATTCCGCGCCTTCATGATCGTGAAGAAGAACGCCACCGACGCCTCGAACATAGCCCAGGTCAAGTTCTTCTCGCTGGCCAAGTTCGGCAGTGTGAGTAACGGCGGTACTGCCCTGACGGCTGCGAACATAATCGCCGCCCTTGGGTATACGCCTGAGTCCACTACTGCCCTACCGGCCCACGTGGCTGACGCTGATCCCCATCCGCAGTATGAGACGGTGACCGAGGTCAATACCAAGATCGCAACCCACTCCGCTGCGGCTGATCCCCATGGGGACCGGGCTTACGCGGTGGCCCAGGATTCTGCCCATACTGCCGCCGGCGATCCGCATACCCAGTATGTGCTCGCGGCTGGGGATACCATGACCGGTGCCCTTACCATGAAGTCCGGCTCGTCCGGTGCACTGGTCCTGCAGAATGGTGGCGCGTCCAATACTGGCTACGTGGAGTTCATCGCCCCGTCCGCTGGTGCCGGCTTGCGCCAGGGTTACCTTGGATTCGCATCCACGTCACTACCGGTCGATACTGGTACCCTGACGTATATCGCAGGCAAGCACCAGTTTGGTGGTAGCGTGAATGTCGGCGGCGTCCTGGCGTCGGCCCTCCCGGGTCGGCTCGTAGCGCTGCACGCCAGCGGTAACCCCACCACGGGCCTGACGACCAACACGTTCCAGGTGGGCGAGGTTACCGGCAACTCTGGGTATGTCCTCCAGATGGGCATGATTCTGGACCCGGGCGGTACCTGGGCGTCGTCTGTACAGGCTGTCGTTGCAGGTGTCGGTGGCAACCTTAGCCTCAACGCCTCCGGCGGCGCCGTCACAGTGGGTCTCCCGTCCGCGTTCTCACACGCCTTCACGCCGGAGAGCCAGTTTTATCAGCGCAGCGTGAGCAGCACGAACGGTATTCTGGCGCAGCCGTTCCATTTCTGCGAGAACCTGACCATAGCCTACAACGGCGTGGTCGGCGGCATCCTGGCCAAGACCTACCGCGACGTGGCCTCGTTCCACACACCGGCTGGTATGTGGTTCGACAAGCGCAACGTCGGCGGCGTGTCCTCCGAGGTTGACATCGTGTGGGGTTCGCAGCAGTCGAGCGGACAGATCGCGCTACCTACAGAGCGCATGCGCCTGGACCCTAGCGGTCGGCTGGCGCTGGGCACGCAGCCCTACGCGTGGGCCTCTGCCACTACCACCTCCATCGACCTCGAACACGGCGCAGTGGCGTCCTACGGCCCCAACAACCAAATGTGGTTGGCGGCCAACATTTACTGGGACGGCGGCGACTGGCGCGTCAAGAATGCTGGGTCCGGTGCGGTCTACACGGCGGATGGCCTAGGTAATCACTCATGGTTCACCTGCGGCAGCGTAGCGGCTGGAGCCCCGTCCACGCTGTTGCAGCGGGCGATCCTGAACCAAGCCGGCAACATGGGAATCGGCACGGCATCACCCTCCGTCCGCATGCACCTCGCATCCGCGGGCTCCGGCGCGCGAGTGCGAGTGCAGTCCACGGACTCCGGCGGCGTGACAGCCGAGCTGGAGGCTGACTCCAACCTCACGGCGTCCTTCGGGACGAACACGAGTCACCCGCTGTACCTGCGCACGGGTTCGGCTGAGCGCATGCGCATCATGACGACCGGTGCGGTGTTGTTCGGCATCAGCGCCTACAACATATCCGGCGGTGGTGCGATCATCGACACAGGTACCGCCGTAGGGGTGTCCAACACGATCGCATACTGGGGCAAGGCCGGTACGCCGGACGGCTCGATCTACCATGCCTTCGCCTGGAACAACAACATCATCGGCAGCATCACGCAGGCCGGCGGTGGCACCAGCATCGCCTACAACACCACGTCGGACAAGCGGCTGAAGAAGGAAATCGTGGAGGCCCCTGCCCAGGGTGCCGTCATCGACGCCATCGAAGTCAAGGAGTACGAGTTCATCTCGACCTCGCTGGCCGGCCGGAAGTACGTGGGTGTCCTCGCGCAGGACCTGTTCCAGATCGTCCCCAACGCCGTCACCCCCGGCAATGACCTCACAGACCCTCCCCAACCCTGGGGTGTGGACTACAGCAAGCTCGTCCCCCTGCTCATCAAAGAGCTGCAAGACCTACGTCAACGCGTGGCCGCCCTTGAGGCTGCCCAACAACCCATCTGAAGGTTCTATGTCCTATGCTCCGCTTGCTTCTCGCCTTGTGTCTTGCCCTACTGCTCTCGACGTGTCTGCTCTGGCAGCGGAACTCTTCGCTCAAGGCCGAGGAGGCGAGGCTACGCTTATCCGTGCAGGCCTTGGAAATCTCAGCGGCCCGAAACTCCCGCGCCAACGCCGTGCACAAGAAGCTGCTGGCCACAGCGCATGAGGCTGAGGTGAAGGCCGCCGTGGTCATGGAGCAGGCCCTGGTGGCCTCTCCGGACTGGGCGGCTACCCTGGTACCACAGGAGGTCCAAGATGCTCCGTAGCCGCGCGCTGGGGGCCTTCCTGGCCCTCTCCTTGGTTGGCTGCTCCACGACGCCATCGATCCAGTGGGCTTACCCGCCCGCTGAGCTGATGGCCGACTGCAGCATCCCCATGACTCCCATCCCCACCAACGGCGATCTGGCCCGCCGGGACGCTGCCCGCAAGGCAGCCCTGGTAGCCTGCAACGCCGACAAGGCCGCTCTCCGCGAGTGGGCCTCACAGGAACGCAAATGAGTGCTTACGTAATCTCCCCCACCATCACCACCTTGGTCGATGGCGTGAACGATGCGGTGACCGTACCCCGTGCCGCCGGCCTCTCCGCGGTGTTCTGGATCACGGCCGCCACTGGCCTGTCCGGCCTGATCCTGAAGCCCGAGCTGTCCTACGACGGCACGACGTGGTTCGACGGCGTGATGATGACCACGAACAACCCCAACGTCAACGGATCGATCCTGGTCAGCGCCACCCTGGCTGCTGTCCCGACCTACGCTTGGCACGTCCCCGCCCAAGGCGCCCGCCTGATCCGCCTGCGCTGCACGGCCATTGCTGGTGGTTCCGCCACCGTCAAGGGCTACGCTGCTCTGGACCCCTCAGCTCCCCGCTGATCCTCTCCCTCGACGGTTGCACCCTCTGCCCCGCTTCTGCCCTTCATCGGGTGGGAGCGGGGTCCTTTCGTCGTTTCTGGACCTGACAACCAGGAACGG